TCCCTTTAATAAAGGTATCACCCATAATATCTGCACTCTTACAGACATATAATTCTTCTTCAATCTGTGTCTGTTGTAATGTAGTGATGCCTGGTCTTACTAGAAGATTACCAGTGTAAATTCTAACACTACCATGAGTAATTTCAATGTCAGTATTTTTATCAGGAGTTCCTAAGACATCAACAAAACTACCAATGAGAGTAGGATCCTCACTATAATTTAAATTGTCTTGATATTTGTAGGGTTTATTTGCAACATCTTGTTTGACATTACAATTAAAATTAGTGGGATTAGATTCAGAGGCTGACATGATTTTTAAGTGTTAAATGTTTTGTTGACGAGACCAGAGATCATACCACCCTCTAATAGAGTTTTAGCAGCATTTGATGCAAGATCATCTAAGGCACCCTCACCAAGTGCTCTTTGAATATCTTTTTGTGCCTCTTCAGCAGCTAAAGATACAGCAGATAAAGTTTCGGAGTTCAATTTTTCTGAAAGATTTTTCTTGATAGCAGCAACCTGATCAATCTTAAATCCTTTAGGAACAAGAGAATCCATGACAGCAAGTTGGTCACTAGTCTTAGCACCAACAGTAGCAGCAGCACCTTTACCAAGAAGTCCAGATGCAATTTGATCTTTGACACCAGTGAGAGAGTGACCACCTGATATGACACCAAAGGAAGATTTGGCAGCACTGGTGAGTGATCCAATATCTCCTCCTGCAATTTTACCTATAGAACCAATAGAACTTAGTGCAGAGTTGTTACCCAATAAAGAAGATGCATTAGCAGTTATACTTGAGGGATCTCCAATAATACCACTTGCTTTGTCAACTAAACTGCTAAGTCCACCAAAACCAGATCCTCCTGTAACCTTTCCAAGAGCACCACTAATTGATTCTGGGATAGCATTGGCACCCTCACCAGAAATAAAGTTTGTAAGATCCTCCAGTGGTCCTTTTAATCCAAGAGCAGCTTCCTCAACTGCTTTTTCAATTGCCTCGATACCACCAATATCGGGATTATTAATACCAAGATCTTGTAAACTTAAACCTAAACCCTTAGCAGCAGCACCTGCAACACCACCATCTCCAAGAGGACCAGCACCTAAAGATGTTGCTTGAGTTGCAATATCAAAGAATTTGGCAATAGTATCATCAGGAACAAAACTATTAGCAAGAACCTTGGCACCCCATGATTTAGGTACTAAGTTTCCTTTCTTACCATATGATGATACAGTGTTTGATTTTAATAAGATACGACCAGTGGTTGCCTTCATGTTAATATTTCTACCAGCATCCAGATCAATATCTCTTTCTGCATGTACTGCAATATCTTTTGCATTAACACGAACTCTACCTCTATCAGCATTGATAGTGATATCTCCTGTAGCAGCACTTACTCTAATGTCAACACTATTAGGATTATTCTTATCTCCTGCTCTAATTTCAATAGACTTGTCACATGCCACACGACCTAATCCAGATCCATGACCATGAGTAATCAAGAACACCTCTTGATTATCATTCACTGCATATATTTTAAATGTTTCTGCACCATCCCTACCAATTAGAGGAGAACCAGATTCAATACGAAAATGAGATCCTCTAGAATCAATAACTCTCCTGCCCCAGTTCTTAGTAGTCATTAGTATCCATATCCTCCGCTATCGACAGATCCACTTGAGTTGTTATCAGATGAGTCATCCATATCCAATACACTAGTTGTGTTGTCAGTATCTGTATTTGGTGGTGGTGTTGATGATGTAGGTCTCAAATCTCTTCTCGGTAAGTCAGTGGCAGAGTTATCAACCTGTGGTAATGGTGTCTCTGGAGTTTTCATGATGTTTAATTTACCACTTCCTCGTACACAGTCTACCACAGTAAGAACTCCTTGCTGTCTTTCTTCAGGAATAGGACCGAAGATTGGTCTAAGTATTGCACCTTCACCAGTCTTTGTTTTAATTGTGAAGATTGGTTGAGATTCAAATTTAAGGATATTTAATACCTTAACAGAATTTATACCACCAGTAACAGGATCAATAACTAATTCATATGTAGGTTTGTTAGAAACATTTATTAGAAGATCTGTCTCTGGAACTAAACCTGCTCCAGCACTAACAACATTAGAAGGGATAGGTTCTCCCGTTGCAGGATCAAATTGTTGTTCTTCATCAACAGTGTCTTGAGTATCAGGGTCACGGAATCCTCCTCCTTTTGGAACAATTGTAATTAGGTTTTCTTCGATGATACTATCACCAGGCGTATAACCAGTGCCAGGATCCTGTACGAATACAGTAGTCACACCAACATTATCATCAATAGCACCCTCTTCTACAATTGGGTACCCTTCACCAGTGCTTGTAATAACAACACCAACAATCTGACCATTTTCATCAATGATTGCTTCACCATGAGCACCATATCCCTTACCACACTTATCAGCAAAACTAATAGCGGGAGGTGTTCTATAATTTCTGCCAGGCACAGTAATGTTAGCACCAATAATGCCTGCAGTTCTACTTACACTATCAGCAAGAGTAGTTAATCCTGGCGTATTCTCAATAAAGTTACCAAGAACAACATTACCAATTGCTCCTATACCACCTCCACCAAATATTTGCATAGTGGGGTTACCACAATTCTGCTTACCACCAGTACAAGATCCACCACTACTTAGATCATCAATTAGTCCAGATATTCTACCAACACTACCAAGACTATTTGTAACTCCAGATGGTATTAAGTTGCCAAACTTACTCTTAACTAAACCACCAACAAGAGCACTAGGATTTTGTACAGCATCAACAATGCCACCAATACCATCAGTAATTCCACCAAGTCCATCGGCAAGTGAATCAATTTGATTTGCAATTCCTGCAAGACCTTTAGTACCACCACCTTTAGATTGTTTGTTCATGGCATAGGAAACATATGCGAAAGGATCTGCCCCTTTCTCCATAGGACCACCAGAGACTTCATACTTTCTTATGGGAGGACACTTATCTTTATTTGTTTGTCCGCAATCTAGAAATCCTCCAAAATCTTCAATAGCTAATGCTGAACCCCTTAGGAGATCCCCTATGTCAAATCCATCCAAGATATTAGAAAGATCTGCTAAAGGTAACTTCATAGCATCAGCAATATTATTAGTAATATTATTCAAAAAGTTAGCAGCAAAGTTAGTAGTAACACAACCAGCAAGACCAAGACCAGATGCTAACAAATCCTTCAACATGTCAGAAACTGTTCCTCTCAATCCTTCAACTACCTTGTTAGCTACACATGATAAAGCGTTCTCTGCGTTCTTAATTTTAGGTATCTCACCAATTTGAGCTGCTCTACCAGCAGCGTGTGCAACTGCATATGATTGTGGTGAGTTGCCAGTTTGTGCAAATACTTTACCAAAAGTGTCATTATATAATTTCTCCAATCCATCTTGTAATTTTCCTTCTAACTCATCATATGCAAAGTCAAACATTCGTCCAACAAATGCATTACTCTGAGTTTCTATTAAGTCAGCAACAGCATCGATCTCTGCCTCTAATGCCATCCCAGTCAATTTGAATTGATCTATTCTATCTGCCATATTCTCAAGGGCAGTAGACATTCTTGATATAGGAGTTGGACTACATGTGTCTGGAGTAATTTCTTTACGACCAGATCCATTTTGATCTACAAAGGTGCCTTCATTAGCACTAGTATTTGTTATCTGTGACTCAGCGTTTTGTTCTCCTGTTTCTTTTTGTTTTATTTTATCAAATGCAGGAGTAACTTCTGTGAATCCTGTAAATGGTACAAATGGGGTAGAAAATTCTTCAGTTCCTTGATTTATCTCAACACCAGTTGCTCTACCAAAATGACCTAAAATTGCAGGTATTTGTGCATCATCACCATCTAAAAAGAATCCAAATACAATGTCACCCTGTTGTAGTTGAGTTGATTTTGAATAGTTTGCGGAACCACTACCTACAGTGGTAGGCAACAAACATATTGCCCAAGGGAGATCCTCATTAGGGATACCTGGCGATTCAGTAAATGGATGATAACCCATGATACGAACCTTGTATCTAGATGCCCACCCTTCACCATCATTGATTTGATCAGGTTGAGCATCCCTAGGAGCAACCTGACCAATCCACCAACGGAAACCGTCTCGGCCTAAAAATTTTGCTTTACCTAAAACATCTGTTTCTAACATCAGTCGTCGTATACTCTACACTCAAAAGCGTCTGGATGATTGTCACAATAAATTTCTAATACTTGATCACTATGTCTATTATGCCAATCGTCAATTCTAGCATCATTAGGAGAAATTTTTTCACCTTCATGCTTATCCATAAATCCATGCAATTTTAAATCTTCTGGAGTATACTCAAGCATACCATGATTGACATGTTCTTTCCCATCTTTAGGATCAATATACTCGTGAATGTGTTTTTCTGATTGATTGCAAGTCATAGAACCTCTTTATTGTTTACTCCCAGAAGTGTCCCGTAGGACTCTGAGAGATGTGTATGATCTGTTGCCAGCAAAGTAGTGACTGAGCTCCTTTATAATATATAGACCGCTCAGTTTATCGTCAACCTCATCATCAGAGGTAACTTTTGGAAACTGACAATCTATTTTATCACCTGCCATCAACTTTATGTTAACTGGCACTGTTAATGTCATGGATTGATTAAATAAACTACTGTATCTCCAAATTGATTGTGCCATATCCTCAGTTTGAGGTTGTACAACCGTAGTGTCTACCTTAGGTTCTAAACATCCAGTAGCATTGATTCCAGTTAGAATTCTATGTGCCATGTATGGTCTACTAAAAGGATGTTCTCCATTAGTAGGATCAGCTTCTGGGGGTGGTTCATCCAATTCTGTTCCTAAGTGTTCGCCACCCATTGTTCCCCACTTAGCAGCATATGATGTATCATACTGAGTAAATCCCCATGTGTGTGGATTAAAATAAATTCTATATGTAGAATATTCTCCAGACGCTGCAGACCTAAGAATATTTGCATGACTTTCTACAGTATATCCTAGAATTTTTTTAAAATTTAATTCTGAATTTTCACCAGTTTGAACACCACGATTAAAAATATACTCTGCAACTACATCACCACTAATGAGACTCTCAATAGACTTGAATCTCATACCATTTCTAGTTTGCCAAAAGAAAAATCCAGCAGTATTTTGTTTAGAGTTTTCAGGTATTGCTCTTGCGGCAAGCATAGGTGCAATGGTAAATGGTTTTCGCATGTTACCAATAAAATTAATCTTTCCTTTTGTGTTTTCTACCTCATCAATATCATCCCCAGTAAACTTACATGCCTTTAGTAAAACATTTATTAGATCTGAAATACTTTTACCAACAAACTTTTCAATAATTCTAGTGTTGTTATTGATAATTGCATGTCTAGATACTAAATTTAAAGTAAATACCTCCAATTGTTTCTCACCAACATAATTTGATATGTTATTGACATACATATCAATTACAAATTCACCAACAGATGTTCCACGATCAAGTTCAATTGGAGTTGTTAAATGTATTTCTACTTTTTCTCCTCCTCTAATCGGTAAATCATCATATACACCTCTCTGTCCTGATGATGGATCAGCAGTATTTGTAATGGATAGATTAGCAGTAAAGGTAGGAGAAAAAAGATCTTCAAAATACTGAAATTCGACAACACCAGCCTTCAATTCAATCTCTTTACTCCCGTCTAGGGAAAAGATCGTGAATCTTTCAAAAGTTGAACCTTGAGTAGGGGATGCTAATGCCATTAAGTAAAGTGATTATTGAGAACTCTCATAATATCGATTACATTACGACCTTCAGATGAAGTTTTTACCATAGATGTCGCACTAACTTTTTTAGTTCGTGGTTTTGCTACGGTTGTGTTATTTATGATAGGGATTGGAATCGTGTACTTTTTCTGAAGTGGTTGTTCTGGAATATTCTCCTGAATAGTGCTAGAAATTGGTGGAGCATTAATTGGTGCTTCTATTGGTTCAAGAGTAAAACCAGCATCATCAGGCACTTGGATAACTTGAGCGGGTGTGATATTAGTTTTACGAGTTTTACTAATTGGGTCTGGTCCTCTGTTCAAATGGAAAATTGTATATTGTCTTCCCTTGAAGGTAAATAAGATATTATTTCCTTCACCTCCACCACTTTGCTGATAGAGATCACTTTCATTATATGAAATCTCAGGTGAGAATTGGATAGGTGCGTTGTTAATATCTTTTGAAGCAAAGTCAGGACCAAAATGAGGACTTTGTGTAAACGCCCGCCAAGGTGATGCAGGAGAAGATACCCTATATGAACTCAATGGTCTACCACGAACAAAAATATGATCCATAATTTCATGATCTGCTGTGATATGATCGCGTTCCCAATTAGTAGCTGGATATCTCTGAATATGAACATGAGGACCACTAGATCTACCAGTGCTACCAACATATCCTACAACCCTGCTATCACCAATATTTGAACCACCTCTTCCCATAATCTTTTGAGCACGATTAGAATTTAGTTGACCATTACCAACTCCCTGTTTAAATCTTGTAAAAGCCTCAGTAATTTTAGAATCTGGAATAGTAATCATATTATCACCAGTTCCTAAAAACATTTTAAGGTGTCTTGCAAAATCCTCTTGGGTGCTTTCATGACTTAATCCTTTGTTGACTAGAAAATTCGTAGCAAGGGAGTCTTGAATTTTTGGAGTGAATTTAGCAGTCATTGGAATGATTGCTTGTGTTGCATAGACTTGTAACATATCGGGATTCATACCATATCTTCCCACATCAGGTGCATCCATAGTAGATACCTCTTCTAAAGTTTTACTTGTTAATTCTGGATCATTTTCTGATCCGATTGAAGTATAACTGAAGTTCAAAGATTTTGCAACTAAATCCAGTAATGCCATATAGTTTGGATCTCTGTATACAGTTTTCGGATCCATATCATTAGTTGGATTTGGGGTATTTGATGACCTTCCATCAAAAACATTTGTACCTTCAGGAGTTATAAGTTCCTCAGCTTTATCTTCTGCATTATTAGCATTTTCAAGTCTTGGATTTTTATATCCCTCTTCCTTACCATAATTTAAAATCATATTTTTAATATTCTCAAATGCAGCAACTGCAGCATTTTTTTCATTTCTTAATTCATCCGACAACTCACCAAATTCTTTTCTAATTTGACCAGACTTATCAGTAAAATCAAATTGTTTTAAATTATTCCAAACTGCTTTGATTACATCACCAATTTCTTTAAATATTTTAACTATACCTTGCATCAATTCATTTACATATGTAATAACCCTATTGACTTTTGCAATTAAATCTTCTATAAATTTAACAATCTCTGGTAATTTATCTAATAAAAACCCTATAATTAATTGACCAATAACCTCTAGTAAATTGTCAAAAAAACCACCCTTCTTTTTCTTAAGTGCCTGACTTACACCACCAGTAGTTTTTAAAGGTTTTGCCTCTAGAACTCTTTCTTTTTCATCTTTTTTCTGACTATCTAATAATTTTTGTCTATCAATATTTCTGGTGTTTATTTGAGATTTTCTTGCTCTAATTTTTGCACCCATAGCCTTCCTAAGACCTTGCGAAGTTTGTCTAATCGCAATGACCCCAAAACTAATTGTTGAAAATACTTCTTTATTAGGTATAAGTTTCATGCTGAGTACACGCTAATATAATGGTACAAATAATCATTAGATGGATTTGCAGTAGGAATGTTAATACCAACAGTAGGTGATGAACCATCCTCACCATCACCCTCGCCTGATGTTGCACCAGTGCCAGCAGTATCTGGCACAAACTCAAATGTTGGTAAATTTTCAGTCACATTATTGTAAATATTACTAAAACCTTCTCTAGCATTTGATATAGCATTATCAATATCCTTCATGGGAGTGAAGTTTTCCTGAAAATTACCATCCTCGTTTATATTGTTTGGTGTAACAGCTTCCATATTAACATCAGATATATCAGTTGATGTTTTAGTAGTGCTAATAGGAATATCGTCTAGTCCTGGATATATTCTCGCCATAATCCTAGCGATTTGCTCATACACAAGAGGATCTTTAACAGTATCATCTAATGTACCAAGTTTTCCATCAGGACCAGGTTCTTCACTTCTACTTCCAATACCACCCAAATTGAGAACTCTCATTGCTAGTGTATTGATAATATTATTATCACCTTCAGGTAAACTTGCCTTTAATCTTCTAACCTCTTTGAGGGTTTGTTGGAATTGAATTTCTAATTTGTCAATTTGTATTTTTGCACCCTCCACATTTGTTTTTTTCTTTATTTGTTCTTGATATTCAAATTGTGCTTGTCTAATCCTAGACATGTCTCTATAAAGACCTGTTAAGTTTTGTAAGGTGGCAAGTTGTGGTTCTGTTCTATCAACATTCTTTGCTAGTTTAACTAGATTTTCCCTCTCAAAAGCAAAATCGGTCTTATCAGTGCCCTGCCATAAATATCGTTTATCTTCGTTGCTGCCGATTCCTAGAGCGGGTGAATTAATCAAGGATCCTTCTGCACCTGCTTTTCTATACCTAGGATCACCAGTTCCATAGTATCCCAGTTCTAATGCTTTAATTTGTTTTTTAATCTCAGCAATAACGGTATTTCTCTCTGCCTCTTGGAACATTCTTTGGAAAATATTTCCCGTTAAATCTCCTTCTTCTGCTTTTTTTAATTCCTCTTTTAAGTTATCAATTACAACTTGCCTATCACCGTTAGCATCTGCAACTGCCTTAGCAATTTGTCTTTCTGCATCACTCTGTACATTAGTTTTTGCGAGGTTGAAGGCCATTACTGCTGCAATACCCATCCACACAACAGGATTTGCTAAGAGCGATAAAATTGCAGGAATAGATGAAATAATTGCTCCTACTAAAGCAGTGATACCCGAAATAATTAGCGGTATACCAAACTGAAATGCTGCGAATACACCAACAGCAACTAAACCAACTTTGATAAGATTATCTCGTATGTTTTCTAATGTTTTTGTATCCCCTGCATTATATGCCTTTAACGCCTTAAGTCCTTTATCTGCTAAGAAACCAAGAAATAAATTTTTTAGCACATCCATGAGTCTCCCCATCAAACCCTTAGTCTTAGTACCAAGAGCAACGATAGGTTTTGTAAGTTTTTTAATTACAGAACCTTCAATAAATTTTTCTTTATTTACTTTCTTCTTTATATCTGCGTCTTTTTTGGATCTCTGTCTCTCGTCTTGGAACTCTTTATTGTCTAACTTAAAGTCAAGTTTAAGTAATTCCTGTACTGCAACTAAATTTCTATTGATCGCCTGTATTTGATTACCTAAAGCAGCAAAATCATTCTCTTTAATTGAATTTTCGGCAACAGCATTTTGTCTAGCAGTATCCATTCTCTGCGTCCCTGTTCGTGAGGATCTAGGCAGGAGTTTATCTACTACTACAACCTGTTTAGGTTTTGGTGCTTGCTGTTGTTCTTCAACCATTAGCCTGTTTGTGCTTTAAGGTTCTCTTCTTCAATATGAGATTTAAGTAGAGAAAGATATATTTCCCGTTCCCACGGGATCATGTTTTCAATATCACTCAAGCTATATTTATGATGCTGCATGAGGGCGAAGTTGATCTTGTAATAAGAGACAAGATCCTCATGCAACATCGCTAGTTGAAAAAAGCTGCTAATCCCTCAAGTGGAATAGTGCTCTCTACTTTTGTAACGGGATTGACAACTGTGACTTCATGATACAATCTGGGCATAGTAGCAAAAAATTTCTCTAGTTTTTTAAATTGCATTGATCCCAGTCCTTCTAGGAATTCAACCATTTCTTTGTGAGTAAAATCAGTTGACTTCCAAGTTTCTTCATCATTGTAGATCATATCAACACAATCAGCGATCATATCAAATGATTGATCAAATCCAATATTTTCTATATCAAAGTTATCTTTAATAAATTGATCTAGTGATGGATACCTCATTTTCATAGTAAGGGTATCATCTAATTTGATTTCTGGATCATGCTCTGGATCACGAATCACTCTAATCTCATCAAGGTTGACTGACATGTCTACCTGAGTCTTACCGTCATCAGGACAAGTAACTTTAATCTCGACAGACTCACCAACTGACTTTCCTCTAACATTTAAGAAGAGATACTCAATATCAAATGTGGATAATTTATCAACTTTGATACCTCTAGTGAGGATACAGTTGTTTAAGACTTGTTTAACTGCAGTAGCAATATCTTTGATATCATTGCTCTCCATTGCAATAACAAGGATTTTTTCTTCTTTAACAAGAAAAGGTCTATATCTAACTTTTTTATTAGACGAAGGCAACACCAACTCATAAGTTGGAGAATTAATCTGGGGTAATGGCATAATAATTTTATCAGTGGCTTATTTAGGCGTTAAATCTAACGGATTCTTCAGGATTAAAACCTAGAGCAATATTTGTTGATGCTGGTACTACTGGGAAGTCACCAATAATTTCCTCCTCAACAGAATCGTTATTAGATAAATCAGCACCAGTAGTGATAGGAGTTGGAATACTAAAGTCGTTCATTAGTCCGATACGCTTACGCGATCTACTATCAAACGCTCCAAAGAAGTAACGATCATAGGCGAATGTTACTGTACATTCTAGCACCCTATTACCATTATAGGCAACGGGCATTGAAGTTACATTAACGGGGAATGCATTTAAGAAGGTATACTCTATACTTCTAAAATGATCTTTACCAAACTTCTGTACCTTAATACTATCACATTTATACTCATTAGGATACTGCATACGATGATAATATCCTTGCTCTACTTTATCGTTAATAGATCCCTCGGCACCCATATCAGCACCAGACGCTATAAAGTCTTGCCATAACTCAAAAAATTGCAATACTCTATAATCAGTATCAACATAAAAAGTAAGATTAGTATCAGTATATACTCTAGTATGAGCAAACTTCTCAGTGATACCAATTCTATTACCTTCAATCTGTGCCGTACCAAAACTGGTTGCTGGTAATTGTGCTTGACTACAAAGCAATCCTAGATCTCTAGTAATAAAAAAGTTACTAACAAGAGGTGCTCTGGTTGTGATATGTCCACGCAGTCTAGTCAATGCACCAAACCCACTGAAGAATACTTCATAATGGTTGGTGGTCTCAACTTTTTGGAACAGTCTTCTTATCTGTTCCGTTTTCTTCTTTCTTGGATAAATGGGCACAATAAATACCTAAAGATTATCGTTATGGTACAACATGGCATATTCAGGTAAGTTTAGACCTACAAATGTACAAAAATATCGAGGGGACTACCGTAATATTATTTATCGCAGTTTGTGGGAAAGAAAATTTATGAAATATTGTGATAAAAATGAGAATATTATTGAATGGGGTAGTGAAGAGATTATAATCCCATACCGTTCTCCTTTAGATAACAGGTTACATAGGTATTATCCAGATTTTTATATAAAGGTAAGATCTAGGACTGGTATTAAAAAAATGATTATTGAAATTAAACCTAAAAAGCAGTGCCTTGAACCAAAACCTCAAAAGAGAAAGACTAAAACATATATTAGAGAGGTAATGGAATATAGTAAAAACCAAGCAAAATGGCATGCTGCTAGAGATTATTGTCTAGATAGACGCATGGAGTTTAAAGTATTTACGGAGGAACATTTAGGTGTCTAGGCTACAGGAGGTTGTAGACAAAGCAACTGGACTAAGAAGTCCAGATGATATTATGGAGGAAATTTTAGTGGCACTTACTGACACTAAAAGAATACTTCCAGAGATAGGAAAATATTATACATTTGTATACCTAGCAAAAACACCTGGCATAGAATATGATGAGTTTCCTCTAATAGCATGCATGGAATTGGAGAGATGGGGAATAAAAGGATTTAACTATCATTGGGGCAAAATGAGAAATTATACATGGGAAGAGGTGATTGGTGAGTTCTATGAAGTGCTACCAATAGAGGTGAATGACGCAAGAAATCTAAAATATGCAAAATTCAAGCTAAATACATAAAAATACCTCTGTGTAATGGCGATTTTAGAAGGAACATCATTTTTTCAAGAGAGTCTTAGCAATTTAACTAGTTCTGGTAGCAATGCTGGCACTAATGCACCTCCTGCAGAACCATTGAGGTATCCTATTGACATGATTGCAGAGACTACTGACTATTTTAAATTAGATATTCTTGAGTATCCAAGAAACGGAGGAGGAACTGCTGGATTTTCAGCTTTACAGGAAGGTGATAAATTATCAACGATAAGATCAAGTGAGGTTACTGATGTTGCTGCAAAAGCAAGAGCAAAACAAACAATTATTCTCCCTATACCTCAAAGTGTAAAAGATACGAATGGTGCTGGTTGGAGAGAGGATCAATTGAATGATGTAAATGCACTTCTCGCTCAAGGTGGCATCAATCTTATGGAGTCTTCTGCATTTGGATTAAATACCATCGCTAATGCATTTGCAAATCCAAGTAAAGCAGGCAACCAAGTAAAAAGTCAATTTTCCGATTTAGCTAATTCTGGAAGAGCACAAGGATTGGTTGATTTAATTAAAGCAAGAGCTGCTGCATCAACTGCAAATCTTGTAGGTGGTAATGTATCAGCAAATGGATTATTATCAAGGGCAACTGGACAAATTGTCAATCAAAATACTGAAGTATTATTTAACTCTGTTAAATTAAGAGGATTTGATTTTGGTTGGGATCTTACTCCTAGAAGTCAAACTGAAGGTATTATGTGTGGCAAAATCATTAAGATGTTAAAAAAATCTTTGTCGCCAAAATTTGATAGGGCAAACCCAACTGGATTTTTAAATGCTCCTGACATATTCAGGATTACATATATGAAAGGGAGTGGTGAACATCCATTCTTAAATAAGTTTAAGGCACTTGCATTAAAAAATATGAGCATGAACTATACTGGTTCAAATACATACGCAACATATAGCGATGGAACTCCTATTCATATGCAGTTACAACTCACATTTATGGAACTTAATCCTATCTACTCTGAGGATTATGCTGGTACAACTAACGGAGTTGGATTCTAATGGCAAATCATTACTTTAAAAGTTTACCTGACATACAGTACAGGAACCCTCTCAAGACTAGTAATACTCTTGACAATTATGTCACTGCAAAAAATTTATTTGTCAGAGCAAAAGTTAGAGATGATATTATCCCTTCAATCACTTTCTTAAGATCTTATACTATTGAGGACGGTGAAAGACCACAAGATGTTGCAGAGAGATTGTATGGTGATCCACTGTATGATTGGGTTGTTCTAATAACTGCCAACATAATCAATGTCAGACAAGATTGGCCAATGAGTAGTAGGAATTTATACAATTATTCTGTTAACAAATATGGTGGTGATCTAAACGCAACTAGAAACTATGAAACAGTTGAGGTTAAAGATAAGAATGGT